AAATTTTTACTTTTATATTTTGAAGGTCAAATATTTGATATCACTCCTATAAAAACACCTTTAGCTTCTTCAACAATAGCGACTGTAAACAATTCTGCAGTATGTACAATTACAACTGCTTCGACACATGGTTTTGAACCAGGAGATATTGTTTTATTTAATAGTGTAACTTTACCAGGAGGAACTGGATATAGTGCATCTGATTTTGAGGACAAATTATTTCAAGTAACTTCAACACCAACTTCAGTTACATTTACAATCACACAAAGTTCAAATGCAACAGGAACAGTATCTACGGGTGGTAGTATATCTGTTATACCTTATGAAAAAGTTGGTCCTTCAGCACAATCATATGGTTATGGTTTTGGTATTGGACAATATGGTGGAACTATTGCAGGTGCACAACAAACTACTTTAAACGGAGCTTTATTAGCAGATACTAATGGTACTGGTGGATCAGGAACTGTTATCAACGTTACATCAAACACAGGTTTTCCAACAGCAGGAACTATAGCTGTAGCAAACGAATTAATAACTTATACCGGAAAAGGTACAAATACTTTAACTGGTATTACTAGAGGAGCATTTGGAACTGCAACGGTTGGTACTTCAAATGGTCAAGCTCATTCAACAGGTGCAACGGTTACAGATGCATCAAGCTTTACCGGTTTTGGAAGTGCCGTGCAAGCATCTAACGTGACCCTAGAACCAGGCCTCTGGAGTCTAAGTAATTTTGGTCAAGTATTAGTTGCAACAATTGCAAATGGTAAAACATTTACGTGGAATGCAGGAGCAGCATCTCCATTAACAGTTAGAGCGTCAACAGGTACATCAGGTTTTTCAACTGCAAATAACCCAACTGCAACAAGAGTAACACTAGTATCACCTACAACACGTCACTTAATTCATTTAGGTACTGAAACAACTATTGGAGATACATCTAGTCAAGATGATATGTTTATAAGATTTTCTGATCAAGAAGACATAAACGATTATACACCAACAGCTATTAACAGCGCTGGATCACAAAGACTTCAAGATGGAACAAGAATTATGGGTTCATTAAAAGCAAAAGAAACAATTCTAGTTTGGACAGATAATGCATTGTACACTATGAAATTTATTGGTGCACCATTTACATTTGGCTTTGAGCAAGTTGGTACTAACTGTGGATTGATTGGTAAGAATGCAGCGGTTGAAATTGATGGTGTTGCATTTTGGATGAGTACAAATGGTTTCTTTATGTTTGATGGTACAGTTAAATCACTACCATGTTCTGTTGAAGATTATGTTTATGATCAAGCAGATACAACTAAAGGTCAACAAGTAGCGGCAGGTATTAATAATTTATTTACAGAAGTTGTTTGGTATTACCCTTCAACTAGTTCTGAGTATAATGATCAGTATGTAGTATTTAATTATGGAGAACCTATGAAAGGTGGTACTTGGTACATTGGAACAGAAGCAAGAACTTCTTGGATTGATGCAAGTGTATATCAAAAACCAATAGCAACTAAATTTAATTCAACATCAAATGGTACTTTTCCTGCAGTTATAGGTCAAGATGGATTAGGTCAAACTCAATTATTCGAACATGAAGTAGGTACAGATCAAATTAATCAAGATGGTTCTACTACTACAGTTACATCATTTGTAAAATCATACGATTTTGATATACAATCAAGACAACAAAATGCACAAGGTAAATCAACAGGACCCGGTATATCTGGAGAAATATTTTTAGCTATGAGAAGATTTGTACCAGACTTTAAAGACTTACAGGGTAATGCAAAAGTAACACTAGCTGTAAAAAGATACCCTCAACAATCTGATACTAACACTTCTTTAAGCCCCTTTACAATTAACTCAAGTACTGATAAAAAGGATACAAGAGCCAGAGGCAGGTTTGTTAACATTAAGATAGAAAATACAGATGTTAGTGAATCTTGGCGTTTTGGTACTTTACGAATTGACATACAACCAGACGGTAAAAGATAATGGCAACTTTATATGATCTAGCAATGCAGTATTTAAATCAGTCTTTACCTAAGACTTTTAAATATGACAGAACTCCTCGTATTGGAATTCCAACTCCAGTTCCAGGACCTATAGTACCAGAACCTGTAAAAAAAATATTACCTGTACAAAGTAGCGGTGCAGATGGATTTAGTGTTTACAATCCTGATCCTAATAGAACTAGAAATGAAAGTAATTATAATGAACGTCCTTATAAATCAACTGTATATAATAATGCTTTTCCTATGATGGGTGATCCTATGGCTAATCAAGCAACAGGTGCATTAAACGCAGATGGTTTAATGAGTTATCCTGGAGATAAACCACCAACAGGATTAGAAAAATTAATAGGAATGTTGCCTGGTCAACAAGTTTTAAAAGGAATTACAAACATGCTTCCTGTAAACAGAACAGGAATATTACAAAACGAATTATTAGGAGCTGGTTTTCAATTAAATGACATTGGACAGATTGTAGGTGATCCACGTACAGTAGAAGGAGTAATGGCAGGTTTAAATAGTAGTAGAATGGATGCTGGTAGCTTTGATAAAAAATCTGCAAATATTGAAAATACTTTAAGTGAAAAATACGGACTTTCTCAAACAGAAATAGATTCTATAAAAGCAGGTAATATTACAGAGGGCATTAAATCAAAAGCATATAATAAGACAATGGGAACTACTAGTAATTTAGTACAAGATTTATTGAATACAGAAATTGCTAAAGGTAAGTTTAAAGAGGTTATAGATAAAACAACTACTGTTTTTGATGCTAAATCATTAAAAAAAGATCCTAGTTACGTACCTTTTGATACTCAATTAGATATAAACAATATGATTAATAAAGAAAAAGAAGATGAGGAGAATTTTGATCCATTAGATCCTACAAATACTTTTAAAAACAAAAATGCTTTTGAAATTAATAATATAGTTGATTTACAAAGAACAAAAGACGCTATAGAAGAAGATAGATTGAGAGATCTAGACGCCATGGATCCTAATCCGGGTATTATTACTGATACTAGTAATAAAGGTTTTAATCCAAATGTAACTCCAGGAGAATCTGGTTTTATAGGTTTAGATAAAGAATTTGATATAGATCCTAGAGATATTGATGGACCAGGAACTTATGATGGACCAGGTATAGTAGATAACAGAACCCCAGAAGAACAGGCATATGGAAGTTGTTTCATAGCAGGTACAAAAATTAGTATGGCAGATGGTACATTAAAAAATATTGAAGACATTATAGTTGGAGATAAAGTAAAAGGACACAAAGAAGAAAACACAGTTATTAAATTAGATCCTACTTTATTAGCTAATAGAAAACTATATTCATTTAATGATAATGAACATTATTTTTTTACTTCAGAACATCCATTCATGACTGAAGAAGGTTGGAAATCAATTAAACCTGAAAAAACAAAAGAACGTGATGGTGTAGAATTATATAATCAATTAAAAGGTGAATTAAAAATAGGTGATAAACTTGTAACAGAAAATGGTTTAATTGAAATTAAAAATATAAAATCAAAAGAAATGAACAATCCTGAAATGCCTTTATACAACTTTAATGTTTCAAATGATAATTCATATATTGCAGATAAATATATTGTTCATAATAAAGGTAATAAGGGTAGTGCTGATCCTAAAATAGTATGTACTATGATGAATCAATCTTATGGTTTTGGATCATTTAGAAATAAAATATGGAAAAAGTTTCACAAAGACCTTTCACCTGAATATCAAAAAGGTTATCACAAATTATTTTTACCATTAGTTAGAATTGCTAAAACAAATAAAGTAGTTAAAAAAATATTAGAACATATTGCAGTGCATAGCACGATAGATATGAGACAAGCAACAAGGGGTAAGATGCATTTACTAGGTAGAATATATAGAAAAATACTTTTACCACTTTGTTATTTTGTAGGAAAACATGGCTAAAGTAGTAGTTAGATTACCTGAGCCTAAAGAAGAGTATGACTTTTCTAACCAGAAACAAATTAATAGAGCGATTGCTATAATTGTAGAGCAATTAAATTCTACTTTTTTAAACGAAGAAAAACAAGATCAAGAAAGGTTTGCGTGGTTTAATGGCTAATATATATAAAAATGCAAAGGTAGATTTAACTACTAATACAGTTACAACTGTATATACTTGTCCATCAAATTCTAGAGCAATATTAAAGTCTATGTATGTATCAGAAGATACTGGTAATGCAGATACAATTACAGTAAAATTATTTGCTGGAGATCCAGCAAGTGCAGATTCTTTTAGCTTATACAATGTAAAAGCTATTGGAGCTAATGCAACAGAACAATTAATAACAGAACCTATCATAATGATGGAAAACGAAGTACTACAAGTAACAGCTGCTACTGCAAATAGATTGCATGTCACGTTGTCTGTGCTAGAAATAAACAGGGATTAATATGTCATTTATAGAAACAGAAGCATCAGTAAGATACGAAACAGTTAATGGTAAAAAGGTTATGATTATTACACCTAAAAGTGAAGTTACCTTAACTAATATGAAAACAGGTCAGGAATATATGTCAGATGCAGAATCAGATGCTGATGTAGATAACCCTGAAACAGAGACTAAAAGAGAAGATATAAGAAGAGACGTTAAAATAACAGTAGAAGAATTTAACTTAGGAGCAGGTTCTGAGTTGTAAAACTTAGGGTTTTTATATATAATAAACTATGCCAATTTCAAGATCACAAATGCCAAGACAAATGTACGGACTAGGAAGTTTCGTAAAGTCTATTGGTAAAGGAATTAAAAAGATAGTTAAGTCACCTATAGGTAAAGCAGCTATATTAGGTTTTGGTGCTAATGCATTGATGATGCCTGGAGGACTTAGTTCTTTGTTTAGTGGCGGTGGTGGACTAACAGGTTTATTTAGTAAAGCTAAAGGTTTATACGATGGATTATCTGGTGTACAAAAATTTGGAGGAGCTTTAGCTCTTGGTGGTGCATTTGGTGGTATGGAAGATCAACAAATAGAAGAATTAAAAGCTAACCCAGAAGCTTTAGCAAATTATTTAAGACAATATTATAAAAATTTAAATCCAGAGGATACACCAACACAAGTAGAAGAATTTGTACAAAGAAACATGAAAGCTGGTGGTGGTAGAATGGGTTATGATGATGGAACACCTGATCCAACATACACAGGTAATAATATGGAAGATCTTCCAAGAGGATTACAAATAGATACAACAACTTCTAATCCTATGCCTAAAGAAAAATCATTAAAAGAAAATTTAGATCTTGTAGTAGAAACTAAAGGTGGTGTTTCTCCTTCAACTACAATGTATATGTTTAAAATGTATTTAGATGAAGCTTTAGAAAAAGGACAGATTACAAAAGAAAAATACAACAAAATGTTAATGCCATTATTTGGTAAAACTGGTGAAGGTGTTACTAGAGACTATGAGAGATATGAACAAAGCATGGCTAATGGCGGTAGAATAAACCGTGCTTATGGATCTGATGAGTTAGTGGAACAGGCTTCAGGGATTGAAGGACTAGATATCAACATTAATCCTAAGGGTGTAAAAGAGTTAGATTTACGAGATAGTGGTGGATTTATTCCTCCAGTTGGTGTAAAAGAAAAAGCAGATGACATTCCTGCAATGTTATCAAACAACGAATTCGTATTTACTGCTGATGCTGTAAGAGCAGCAGGTGGTGGTAGCGTAAATAAAGGTGCTCAGATTATGTATGACACTATGAAAAAATTAGAAAACGGAGGAACAGTATAATGGCAATTAGTGAAACTAGAGTCAGGCCACCGGAATTTATAGAAGCAGCAGGTAAAACTTATTTAGAAGATCTTTCTTCTGCAGTAGGTGATTATAAAGGTGCTGATCTTTCCAAAGTATATGGTGCTCAAAACGTAGCAGGATTAGATCCTTTACAACAACAAGCTATTAAAGAATTACAATCAGGTATTGGTGCATACGAACCATACATTCAAGCTGCAGGCGCAGCTACAGGTCCTACAGGCTATCAACAGTTTATGTCTCCTTATCAACAGGATGTCATTAATCAAACATTAAGTGAGTATGATCTTCAAGCACAAAAAGGTTTAGGTAATATATCTCAAAGTGCTATAGCTTCTGGTGCTTTTGGTGGTGCAAGAGAAGGTGTTGCACAAGCAGAGTATATGTCAAACTCTGATAGAAACAGAGCAGCTTTAAATGCACAATTACTAGGTCAAGGATTTACACAAGCTAATCAATTAGCACAAAATCAATTTAGTAATCAAATGAATTTAGCTCAAAATGTTCCTGCATTACAAGGTCAACAAGTTGCAGGTTTAACTACATTAGGTGGAGCATTACAAGCACAAAGACAAAATGAATTAACTGCTAACCAACAATTAAATATACAAAATTTAAATCAACCATTAACTGCAGCACAGCAATATGGTTCAGGTGTAACACAATTAATTGCAGGTTATCCTGGTAAATCAATTCAAGAACAAACACCTAATCCAAGTGGTCTACAATCTTTAATTAGTGCAGGATCAGGATTAGCAGGAATTTATAGAACACTAAACCCAGTACAGAAGACAGCATAATGAGCAGAGTATTTAGAAGACCAATGTTTAGAGGTGGATCTACCAATATGAATGGTATCATGTCTGGTATTGAAGATAGAAAAAATTATGCTAATGGACCAGAAAATCCTGCTGCAACTCCTGTTTCTGCTGGAGATAGATACAAAGAGATATATGATAAATATGCACAACCAACTATTGATCCACTTGGTAAATATTTAATTCAAGGGTCATTACAAGGTTTTTCTGAAAACAGGGGTGGAAGTACTTTAGGTAATTTAGGTTTGGCATTTGGTGGTGAAAACTTAAATCAATTATTTTCTGATATAGAAGGTCAAAGAACAGGCAAAAGAGACATGGAGCTTGCTAAACTAGGTTATGATATTGATGAAGAAGAAAGACAAGCAGCTATTGCAAGAGAAGATTTATTAAGATCAGAAGATCAAACATTTGAACAAAATTTATTAAATCAAAAAATACAAGCTGAAAATCAACTTGCTAAAGATAAGATGGCTCAAACTGCAGCACTAAAAGGATCAGAGTTAGATAACAAACTTCAAGTTGAGATTTTAAAAGGTGAAAATAAAATAAAAGAACTTCAGTTTAAAATAGATAATCCAGGAGCATCTGAATTTAGAACAGATCAAGTAAGACCAGCTTTTGAAAACGTTGTCACAAAACGTACTGAAGCTTTTGCGCAAAGTAAAAATCCTGCGGTAAAACAAAATCCAACTTTAACTGCACAAAATTATACTAGATTTACAAGAGAAGCTACCCCTGAAATACAATCAAAATTTAAAGGATTTAAACCATATACTCGTGATCAAAAAGGAAATATAATAGAAGACCCTTCATTTAAAGGTGAACCTGGAGAAATTATCTATGATCCAATTTCTATGGACTTTTTAGTATTTGATAATACAGGTAATACTTACATTCTAAATCCCTTAACATTTGAAATAGACGAGAACTAACCTATGGCTACTCTAAGCCTAGACGATCCGAGATTTCAACCTTTAACTCCTGAAGAAGAGGAGAGAAGAAAGAAACAAAAAAAAATTACAGAAATAAACAAACAAGACTTAGTTAAAGCTGGTATTGATGAAACTGATATTGAATTACCAGACGCAGAAGATAATAATGAAGTTAGTGGTGCGACTGCTTTTGCAGCAGGTTTAGCATCTGGTGTTATTAAAGTAGGTGAAGGTGTTGTATCATTAGGTGCAGAGTTAATTGATTTAGGTGTAGACACAGATACAGCAGCATCTGTTGAACAATTTTTTGATGACTTAAATCCTTTTGAAGAAATTGCAGAACAAAGAGCTGTAGGTAGATTAACAGAAGCTTTTGTTCAAATAGCTGTACCAGGAGGCGCAGGTGCAAAAGCAGCAACTATGGCAGCTAAGGCTTTAAAAGCAAAAAGAGCCGGTAAGTATTTAAATTTTAAAAGTAAGAATGTTAAAAAAGGTACGGCCAAGGCAAAACAATTAAATGATTTATCTGGAAAACAAAGATTTGCAGCAGTGGTTGCAGGTGGCGCAGCTGGAGAAACATTAGTAGCTGATGTAGAAAAGATAGGAACGTTTGGAGATTTGTTTGAAGCAGGTCCAACAGAATTAGATAGAGAAATAACTGAAGATCCTTCGGAAGATGCTTCAAGAAAACTTATGAACAGAATTAAATTTGGTTCAGAGTCAATACTACTTACTCCATTTGTATATGGCGTTGGAGCGGGTGCTAAAGCATTAGCTAAAAGAGGAAAAGAATTAGCTTATAGTAGTTCCAAAATAGAAAGAGGATTGGATAAATTAGGAAGTGTGTTTAGATTTAGAGGTACTAAACCTGAAGAAATTGCTACAGCAAAACAAACACAGAAAGCTAGAGGCATGAGAGATACTAATTTCTCCGAAGAGATGGTATCTAGAATAGACACTCAAGTTGATAAAGTATTTCCGGAGTTTAGAAAATTTTTTAACGCATCTGCTGTTGAAGAAAGGAAAAAATTTTTAAAAGTTTTAGATGATACTTTATTTGAAGGTGATCTAACAAAGCCTTTAGATGCTAATTTAACAAAACAAGTTTTGACTACAGTTAATAAAAAAATGGGAAAAGAAGAGGGAGTTGTTGTTGGTAATAAAATTTTATCTATTTTAGAAAAAACAAGAAGAGAATTTAATGATTTGTTAGAAATAACTGCAGCAGGCCCTGGAGGAAAAGTAGATTTACCTACAGGAGTTACTAAAGATTTAAGAAAGATCATGGGTAACAGAGTTAAAAACTATATAGGTAATACATTTGAAATATTTGAAGATGCTGAGTCTGGTTTTTTTCAAAGATATAAACCAACAAGAAAAGCTGTAGATAATACAAAAGCATTATTTATGAGATATGCGGCTAAAAATAAAAATCCAATTACTGAATTAGAAGCAGAAGGTATGGTAAATGATATAATAAAACAAGTTAGAAAGATGGACCCATCAAAAGATACACTTCCAACATTTGTATATCAAAATTTATCAAAATCTGCAGACGATGCTTTAGGTTTAAAAACATTTGCACAAACTTTAAATAAAAATTTACCCGGTGGTAAAAAAGAAATACAAGTTATAGGTAAAGGATCTAAGGTATTTAGAGAATTATTTGGTGAAATAAATGATGTAAGACATTCTATTTTTGAAGGCACAAATAGATTATCCGCAATAGCAAGAAAGAATCAATTGTTTGATGAAATATTAGATACTGATGAAGCAATGAAAGCTGCTGCAAAATCAGATACTCCTTTAGGTCAAAGAGGGTTTTTTCATGATAGCCCTTTGTCTGCAAAAAGAGCATTTGGTCCAGAGTCAGATATTGTTCCTATGAATGAATATGTAAAAGAATATTTTAAAGATGGTGTGTTAGTAAATAGACTATCTAATACTTATACTACAAGAGAAATAGCAGAGGGTTTTACAAATGTATCTAAGATACAAGATTTTATGAGAGGTGATACTGGAGGTGCATTGGGTAAAACTTTTTCAGCTGCTTGGAGATATGGAATCTTAACACCAAAAGCAGGTGCACAATATGCAAAAACAATTTTATCCGTACCAACACACATAAGAAATTTTTTAAGTTCAGCAGCATTTTCAGTTGCAAATGGTGCCATACTTTCTAATCCAAGAGTTTTTGCAAAAGCTATGAACAATGCTTTTGGCACTGTTCAAGTTGGTGGTCCTAGAAAAGAATTATCACAAGAAAAATATAGAGAATATTTAGAATTAGGTATTGTAAATACAAATGTAAGGATTGGTGATCTTAGAAATCTAATGAAAGATGTTAGGTTTGGTGAAGGTAATCTTGCAACAGATAGTATTCTAAAACCCATGTTAAACAGTTTAGGTAAGAAAACATCAAGAGGTGTTAAAAAAGCAGGGAAGTTTATGCAAGATTTATATGTTGCAGAAGATGATATTTGGAAAATTGTAAACTATGAAACACAATTAGTAAAAAGAGGAGACTTATATAAAAAATCAGGTATTAAAATATCTGATGATGCACTTAAAAAAGAAGTTGCACAGATTGTACAAGACACTGTTCCAAATTATGCAAAAGTTGGTGAGTTTGTAAGAGCTATGCGTGTATCTCCACTTGGTAACTTTATGTCTTGGCCATCAGAAGTATTTAGAACAGGTGCCGGTATATTTAGACAAATAATAAAAGATATAAAAGATCCTATAACAGGTAAAATAAATCCAATAACAAGTAAAAATCCTATGAAATCTGAAGGTATGAAAAGATTAATAGGTACTACAGCTGCAATGGGTATAATTCCATATGGATTAATAAAAGGATCACAAGCAATTTATGGTGTAACTCAAGAAGAAGCCGATGCAGCTAGAGATTTTGTTGCACCTTGGTCAAAAAATTCACAATTAATATTTGTAAAAGATCCAGATACAGGTGAATTGTATTACACTGACTGGTCTAAAAATAATGTTTACGATACACTTACAAGACCTTTTCAAAGTTTACTTACAAATATACAACAAGGTATAGAAGATGAAGAAGTATTATTAAAAGGTTTTGTTGAAGGTATAGCTAAAGCTGCCGGTGAAACAGCATCACCATTTATATCTGAATCTATTTACTCAGAAGCATTTGCAGATATTATACTAAGAGGAGGAAGAACTAGAGAAGGACAAGAACTTTGGAATGATACAACACCTTTAGGTGAACAAATGGTAATTGGTATGCAACATGTAATTAAAACATTAAAACCAACTACAGCTCCGTTTGAAAGAGTATATAAAGGTGCAAAAAATATACCTGGTAAAGGTCCTACAATATATGAAGTACCAAAAGAACTTGCAGGTGTTTTTGGTTTTAGATTAGAAAAAGTTAATCCTGAAAAAGCATTAGGTTTTTATTTATATGATCTTAGAAGTGGTCAATCAGAAGCAACTAAATTATTTACTGGTGGTAAATTTGGTGTGTTATCTGGTGAACCTAAAACAACAAAAGATGTAATTGAAAGATACTTTGTTGCAAACAAAGCTTTATTTGATGTTAGAAAAAAAGCACAAAAACATTTAATGAATGCTATGAAGTTAGGAGTTAATCCAGATAAACTAGAAGAAATATTTGAAAAAAGAGGTATACCTAAAAAATTACTAGATGATTTATTATCTGGTGAATTTAAACCGTATTTTCCATCAGAAAAAATTCAAGAAAGATTTGAAGACATTTCACTTAAAGGTGGTCAACCTAATCCTTTTTTAGGTGCAGAGGGAACGCTTGAATCTATAAGAGATTTATTAGAAATACAAAATTTATATGGTGATTTTAATTTAAATCTTAAAGATTTTTTACCTGATACAGAACCTGAAGGCCAATCAGCATTACCACTTACACCGATGCCTAACCAACAAGTAGTACAAACTGCGGAATTGTTTACAGTCGCTATTGTTGAAGAAGCTAAAGGTGTTTTTATAGGAGTGATATCAAATATTTGACCTTCAAAATATAAAAGTAAAAATTTGTCAGTTCCTATTGCAACATAACGGTTACCTTCTAAATCTACAAAAGCAAACTCACGTCTTGCAACACCTACAATACTATCTGATATTAATGAAGACCAACCACCAACTTTTTCTGGTAAGTTATATCTAAACCTAACATTATCACAATCAACCCATCTGTTTTCTGCTCCAGATGTTGTGTCTTGCTTATCTATTCCAGGTAAGACTTTAAAATCAATAAGAGCCATTATTTTGCTCCTTACGCCGTGTTGGTTTTATACGCCCAACCTCTTGTTGAATCAACGTAGACTAATGAAAAGGCTTGACCGTTAGTTGTTAAAGTTAAATTACTTGTACCTGTATTTATTGGTTGGCTATTTCTATTAATAATTAAATTGTTATTGGCAAATGTACCTCTAGCATCAACAAATAAAACTTCAGCACCTGTTGCAGGTGAAGCTGGTAGTGTTACTGTAATTGGGTTAGCTGTTGTGTTTGCTAAAATTTGATCACCATCGACTGCAGTGTATGCAGTAATTGTTGAAGAGTTTAATGTTACATAACCTTGTTTACGTAATCCTAAACTAACATTTGTACCATCTGAATAAACTAATGAAGTAGATCCTATAGGTAATACAACCCCGGATCCTGAAACCGTTTTAACTGTAATAGTATATAAAGTAGATGTACCTCTACTAGTTGCATCTTCAAATACTATAACTCTTTCAGCACTATCAGGTATAGTTACACTTCTGTTTGCACCAAGTGTACCTGTTAATTTTATGTATAAATTTTTACCGTTTGATGTAGCACCATTGTCTAATGCTAAAGTAAGATCACCACTTCCAAGTTGTGCAGATGATAAATAACCCGTAGATAATTGTTCTAATATTTGTAAGTTTGTATTAGTAATCGTGCCCCATAGACCAGCTTTTTCACCGGTAGTGACTAATTCTAATTTTGAGTTTGTTGAAAAAGATGATGCCATAATTTATTAATAAGGGTCTATTGGTGTCCAAGTCATGTTCACCCCTGGTACTATATCGTTCCAGGTAATAATACCCGCCTCTCCTGTGTTTGCCGTTAATTGTGATCCTGTAGGATTCACAACTGCTGTTCCTGTCACTGTAACACTTCCTGTCGCTAAGGTCAATGAGTTTCCAGTAACCGATACGTTTGCATCTGCTGAAACTACTACAGTTCCTATACCTAATGATGTTTGTGATCCAGTTGGACTTACTACTGCTGTTCCTGTAACTGTTACTGTACCTGCTCCAAGACTTACTTGAGAACCACTAGGACTAGCTGTTACATCAGTACTAAGTATTGGAGTTCCAACTCCAATAGTTAATGCATTACCTGTTACATTTATAAGGACATTAGGGTTAAAGAACGATGTCGCTATTGGAGCACCGGATAAGGAAGTTAGTCCGAGCATCGTCTATGCTCCTGATTTTGGATATTTAGTTTTAGTAGCTGTTCGTTTAGCTTGTAATTCTGTAAGTGTATCACCACCATCTAATAGTGCATGAATACAATCTTGTAAAGTTGGGTATTCTGCTTGTCTATTTCTTTTCCATTCTTCAGCGTCATAGTCTGCTTGTACCTCTACCATTTTAGCTTCTATGTCAGCTACTGGTATTGGTGTTGTTCCATTATGCCATTCTATTTCACAAGTGTTAATATCATCTCCTCTTACAATTACTTGTGCATTAGGATTTATTGTAAGTATTGCTTCTATTATCATCCTGCGATCTCCATAAGTGTAATTGTAGATTTTATGCCTTCTGGTTGACAAGAAATTATATCTCCAGCAGTATAAGCTCTTGCTTGTGTTTTATATGTTAGTGAATTTGTTGAAGATGGAGTATCTAAAAAATTTAAATTATTTCTATCATACCTTTGTACGGAACTTGCACCTCCTATAGAAAGAAAGTTTTCATAAGCTTGATCACCACCATATATTGTAGTGCTGTCTCTTAATATTTTTATTGAAGAACCTCCACTAGCTGATGCTTCTTGAAGTTTATTTGCTTGATTAACAATAACATAAATTTTATTACTTGTTGAACTAGGAGTTATTGAAGCTGTAAGATTTGTGTCAGTATAACTTGTTGTGTTATTATTCACTTGAGCAACTGTAGTTGCAAAAACAACTTGCAAAACCTTACCACCTACACCTGCTGGTAAAGCAGTTACTGCTCCTAAAGATGCGTTAGCAATATTACCTTGTGGTATAGTGCCTGTTATTGCATTTGCTCCGCCTAGTCTAGTTATTGCCATATTATGCTCCTATCAACGCGTTAATTTCTGCGTCGTCCAATCCTAAATCTTTTAGCTTCTGTTTACCAGAGGCTTTTTTGTTTGCTTTAGCAATTTCTTCTTCTTCTTTAGTAGGCATCTCTGCCATTTTAGTTTCTATGTCAGATTTAGAAATAGGTGTTGTTCCATTAAGCCATTCAATAGTATTAATATCTTCTTCTAAATACTTGAATTCTGCATTAGGGTTTATTTTTTTTATTGCTTTTGCTATTGTCATTATCCTGCTATCTCCATTAAATAAAAATTTGAGTGATAACCATCATTAAATACAACAGCATCGCCATTTCTTGTTGCAGCTTGTACTTTATAAGTAATTTCTGATGTTGTTGATGGACTATCAATAAAATGAAAAGGTACAATTTGAAGAACATCAGTTGCACCATTTTGATGAGCTGCAAAAAAAGCATTTGTGTTACCAGTTTTTACAATACTTGTTGAATCTCTTAAAAATTGTAATCCAAAACCTTCAGTGGTTGCAATAACACCATGAACAAAACATTTAAGTAATATTCTGCTAGATGTTGAGCTAGGTGTAATAGCTATGCTTAAAGATGTTAAATCAGTATAAGTTGTTGTTGCAATAGTTTGCTGACTTGTATTTCTAACTTGAGAAGAAACTTGTATAATATGTCCAGGTGCTGCAAGTGTTGCACCAGATGGAATACTGATCGTATCCCCACTAGCTCCAATAGTAATAGTATCAGAACTCTCGTTAATAATGTTATTGCCTGATGTATCTTGTATCGTGTCTACTTTTAAAATTGCTGTCATTATTTAATCGCCTCTATTTCATCGTCTGTTAAACCTAATGCTTTTAATTTAGCATTTGCTGATGCTTTGTCAGCTATTTTTTTAACTTCTGCATCTTTTAATTCTTGTATCTTTGCGTTGACTTCTGCCTCTGTAGGTTTTGTAATTGAACTGTCATGAACAATTAAAGTAGAGTAGTTTTGTTCTTTACTACTAAAACCAAACCATTGACCATTGTGCATTGATGCTAAAGCATAATTTAACCAACCTTGTTCATTCATCTTATGTACTTCCTATTCTTATAAATTGAAAATGTGTACCATTATAACCACTATTACCCATTATTGTTCCACCAGAACTAGCCACAAATTTTACTTTACAGTTTGTTGTACTAGTAACATCAAAAATCATAGAAGTTGTTATTGCATTATATGATGTTGAAGCTACTTGAGATCTACAGTTTGCACCTGTTGAATAGCTAGAATTATTTACTGTATATTGTATGTCGCATGATGTTTGTGAAGTAGGATTATATGTTTGAAAAGTAGCAGTTATATAGTATTTTCCAGTTTCGGGAAAAGTAAATATACCAGAACTTACTGACATAGGAGTTCCTATAACTTCAAAAGATGCATCATCATTTTGTTCTAAATTACTAGAAATTGGATCAGCAGCACCACTAAAATCAGTTGTAAGCCTCCAGGTATCTGCTGATGTAATTACATTACCAGATATTCCAGTGACCGTTGCACCAGTTGTATCAAGAGTGGCTCCTGAAGCTATGTCAAGAGTGGCACCACTAGGAACAGAAAGAGTCTCCCCAGATTGACCAAGAGTAATCGTCCCTGATCCAGAGCTAGTTGTTATTGTTCCTACTTTTAAAATTCCGTCTGCCATAATTATGTACCTAAAATCCTAAATGATGAAAATTGACCTTCTGTGCCAATAGTAAATGTTTGACCTCCAGGTGTGTTAAAACTTGCATATACTTCTATATAATCATCAGCATCTAAATAAATTACTCCAGAAGGTCCACCTCTTGATTGAGCTAAAAAAGCATCACCATCAAGTCTATAATTTAAAGAATAGTCTGCTGATCCATTTTTATATATAATTATGTGGCAGCCATAGCCATTACCTCCACCACCTGTTAATTCTAAATCTACATTTACTTGATAATGACCAGCAGTTCCTGGTGTAAATTTACTTCCATCAAATTTACCATCACTATCATATGCTTCTGTAAAAGAAACTTTTGTAAAAGTATCATCACTACCAGTAGCTGATGTTACTGGTTTTGCTAAAAAAGCTGGAGTGTTATCTCCACCAAACCCAGTTGCAGTTCCAGAGTTAGCGATAGTTACTCCTGATGGAATTGCTATTGTATCTCCACTTGTACCTAGCGTTAGCGTAGTACCTGTAGATGGATCGACTTGATTTGTTTCTAGTTTACTCATTATAAAATTACGAATGTACTCCCTGATGGTATTGTTATTGTACCTGAAACTGTAACGGGTCCAACCAAGGCTCCGTTTGTAGATCCAGCCATAGATATACTACTCCATGTTTGTGAATTTTTCACGAAAAAAGTTGATGACAAAGAACCAGCGGTTACTGTTGCATCTGTCGGCGTTCCAATATCAAACGTGTCACCAAGAATGGTTCCAAAAAAAGTATCTGATGATGCGGGGGCCGATGAAAATGTAATTTGATTTCCTGCTATTGTATAGGCTGATGGATCTTGCACGACTCCTGAAATAGAGATTATACAATTGGCTTCGGTTCCTGGAGACACAGCTACACCACCCACCGTTAAGTTAAATGCTACCGTAGAAGCATTGAACCCTGATGCAATATTATCCAAAACTTGATACGCTCCTGTTAAGGGCGCTTTTCCAACGTAAGCCATATGTTTTTATCCTTTACTCTGTAGGGATCGGGTTTGCAGTCTTGACACTTGCTACATGGTCTATCCATGTAGTAGTACCGTCAACATTGTCGTGGTACTGCATGTCTAACTGTGAACCTAGATCACCGTAGGCGTTTTTTCTTGTAGCTCTAACTGCATTTTGTCTCTCTTCGAGATCTGCAGCAGTGTCTACAGCGTTCAGTTGCTCTGCAGTAGGTTGAGTTACACCTGACACATTCCATGTCTTGATGTAAGGTCCCTGACCGTTTGAGTCATCCTGAAGCATAACGTCCGTCATAAAATCTACATTTGCTACGCCGTTATTAGCGCAATAAGTTTTAACCTTGCTTGATAGTGATGCCATAGTTTGTTCTCCTTATTTTATTGTTTTTAACACATATGTGTTAAAATTCTAGTTATTTTATCTATTGCCATAATTTATTTTCCTAATCTATAAGTTTTATAATTGTTAAATTGCAATTATCTTCTGCTATACTGTAGGCTTCAGTTCCATAAGTCCATAATGAAACAGTATCTCCAACAGATAAACTTCTTATAACTGAAGAAGATATAGCATGAAAACCATATCCTGTTTGTCCAGCAACTAAATTTGTTGTATAAACAGTTGATCTATTGGTGTTTGCTATTTCAACTTGAGCATATTCACTAGCACCTGTTAAACTATCTACCCTAGCATGAGAGGTAAGAAAATAGTTTCCAGCTTGACCAGATGGAACTGTAAAAGTATTTGAAGTAAAAGCAGAATTGCTATCTACTCTTTCTGTATTTAATGTTATTTTAGTATTAGTAGTTGCTGAAATACTTTGACTACCACCTGTTTTATCAACAGAAACCATTGGAGTATTAGTTCCACCAACACCAGATACAAAGTTTGCTCTAGTCATTTTTCTTAATGCACCAGAAGCTGATGTGTCTGATAATAAAATTAAATCATCTGTAGCAATAGAAGTTTCAGCAGTTTGTCCTGTAATTACAGTTGATGTAAGAGTATCTGCTGATACTGCTCCGTCTGCTATTGCGGGTGTTGTTATTTTATCTATTGCCATTACATATTCTCTTGTTGTTCAGCTTTAAAAGTTTCATAAGCAGCTTTTACTTCATCTGTCCAAATTGCGTTACATACTGCTTGAACTTCTGAATGTTCATCAGTTATAACTGCATCTGGCATTAAAGCATGTCTATGATACTTTCTTGATAATTCTTCGCCATCTTCGATAACTACAGTATCTGTTCTTACTTGAACTGATTTGTATTTTCCGACCACTTCGATTTTACCAATCTGTGTCTCTTTAGTTATTGCCATGTGTTGTCTCCTTGTGTTGTTGTTAAGCTGTTGAATAGCATCCAGCTATATGTAAATTGTTATAAGCATTACCACTTTGAAAATCTGAACCTTGAACGGCAGTTGAACTACTACTACCTGTAGTGTTTTTCCATAGTTGAATAGTTGTACCCCCTTGTGAAATTCTTGCTTTTAGTGTCATATTGGTGTTATATCTATATGCTAAACCAATAGCAGCACTCGAACTACTTTGGTTTCCAGTAGTAATAGGTAGTCCAGTAATTATTGCATCTCCACTTGGAGATGAAATTCCAGTAGTTGCCATATAAATTTGAAAATGAACTAAATTTCCAACTTTTACATAGTGTCCTCTAGTATTTCCGCCACCTTGCATAGTTACAGAACCACTATCAAAAGAATAAGCTGGTGTGAAACTTCCTTCTTCGTAATCATCTAAAAGATTAGCTGCTGTTGCACTTGTTACTCCTAAATAAATTCCATGATCGGTTGCTGCTGGTAAAAAATTACCAGAGCTATCTAAACTCCATTGATGTGCAGCGTTTGTGCCAAATTGCATACTGTTTCCATTATTAAGATATTTTACATAACCCATTCCATCATTTGCACTATCTCCAAAAAATAAACTTGGTGTAGCACTTGTATTGGTTGTTTTTAAAAATAATCTTGCATCTGATCCAGAGTTATCTTCTGCTGCATGTAATAAAACATCTGCATCACCAGATGATGTTTCTATATGTAGTTTTTCTGAAGGAGATCCAGTACCAATCCCAACTTGTTCGTTGCTATCAATAGTCATAGCTGTTGCATTAGCAGATGATACTATTCCAGCTACTCCACCTGCACCACTAGCTAATTTATCTGCTGTAACTGCATCGTCTGCTAATTGTGCAGTGCCCACTGACCCTGCGCCAGGTGCGTTTGTTGCAGTTGCTCTACCTAAAAATACACAGTACATTTCATCTGTACCATTTGTTAATGCTGCAGATAATGTAAGAGCTGTTCCTGTTGCAGTATAAGCTTTACCTGAACCAGGTTCCTGAACCACGTTATTTACGACAAGTCTAATGTCGTTTTCGTTAGTTACTGAATGTGATAGGGTATATGCAGTTTGAGAATTGACGATAGTAAATACTTGTCTTTCGAAACTTATAAAACTTCTTGCTGGAGCGTTTCCTAAATACGACATGATTCTCCCTATGTACTGATTGCGTCAACTGCACCTACTACTGTATCTAAAGAACTAGCTGTATCTGATTGAACGTACAGTTGGTCTCCAGAAGCGAGTACAATTTTACTTCCTCCGTCAATAAGCTCTAGTGAGCCGCCACTGACAATCGGCGCGTTTTTGATTAAATAATAATTTGCTGATGATCTTCTTAAATAAACATCAACAGCTATAGTTGATGTAGTTACATTAGCCATTCTAACACTAATTAAAGTGTCATAACTATTAGCAGCTCCGCCTAAAGCATCTACTGCTGATGTACCTGTGTTTCTTGTTAGATAATTTCTAAAGTTTTGTGCCATAATTTATTCCTTATACTATAACGCGATTGCCATTGCAACGGCAAAACCCGCTGTAGCTCCCGCAGTTCCATTTGAAGCTGAAGTTACTCTTCCTTTTGCATCTACTGTAATTGATGAATTTGTATAACTAGCAGCTGTAACTCCTGAGTTCGCTAAAGTTAATGCTCCACCAGATGCAATTGTTGCATCACCTGATACTGCTGATTCTTGATAACTTGTACCATCTGCAACTAATATTTTAGCAGATGTATTATCAGGCATTTTTAATAATGATCCTACAGTTAAAGTACCATTTACATAATTAGATATTACGTTTGCAAAGTTACCCATCAATGAGTGACTTGAACATTGATAATATAAAATATTTGGTGTGTTAGCATCAACTGCTATTTGAGTATATGCCCCAGAGTTTCCTGGAGTTCCGTTTGTAGTTACACCTGTAGTGTAAGCTGTAGATTTGTCTGCTTCTAAATAAAATCTTAATGGGTGACCGTTGTTTGTAGAATCTGCTTGATCAAATCTATAATAATATTTGTATGATGAGTCTGCACCTGAAAATGTGATTGCTGGTGATTCTAATCCATCAAAAAAATATGCACTAGAAGATCCTTGACCTGAGTAAGGATGTGCTGCTGTTTTAGTACCAACTTTAACTGTAATAATTTTTGGCGCTGATGAAGAACCATATTCTTCTGGAGTAGGTAAACTTATTTTTGCACCAGGCACTGTACAGAATACTTCTGTTGCACCCGCAAAGTTTACAGCAGCATCACTATTAGAACTAGAAATAATATTAGTTCTAGCAAGTGTACTTGCTCCTCCGTTTAAAGTTCCAAAACCAACTTCAAAATTATTTGTACCGTTTTCAAAAATACAATAGTATGTCGTATTACCTCCACCGATACCTGCAGCAAAAGTTTCAAAACCTGTTACCGCACCACCAAGTGTAAACGTACCTGTACCAGTAGTCGAACTGGATTCTTTAACCCTATCGTTTAATTTAAACGCCATTTAATTTTCTCCTTATGCCATGCTTATAATTGCATTAGCCGGTGTACTTGGATCTGGGTAAGAAACTGTAAACGTACCATTAGTAGCCGTTTTGTTTCCACCAAAATCTAATACTACACATAACTTATCACTCTTGTCATCATTATAGATTGCTGCAAATGCTGCTGTAAAAGTAGCACTAGCCCAAGTACTATCTGCAAAGTCAACTGAAGCAACTGCAGTTCCACTAGCTACTGCTTGTGAAGCTAAAGCTTTTCTTTCGTAGTTTGAACTACCAGCAGAACTAACTTCATTAGTTGTAAGTACAACTGTACTAGATGTCGAGTAAGGATTAGATGTGTACAAAGCTATTTTGAAAGCATCTCCTCCATTTGCAAAGTTATGTGTTCCCGAAAAGAGTTCTCCTCTAAATGCGAACGGTATTATATTTGCCATATTGTTTTCTCCTTAGTATTTCGATGGTGATTCAGATTTTAAAGGAGTACGAATAGCTCCATCTTGATATTCGTCTCTACGTCTTCGACCTTGTTGTTCGATCGCATACGATTGTAATGCTCTTTTAAAAGATCCTTCGTAGTATTGTAACATATCTGCGGGACCTTTCAAGTATCCATATGCTTCTACCAGACAAGCATACAAAAGTAAATCTTGATATTTATTAGAAGTATAAGTTCCAACTGTTGATGCTGGATTGGCTGTAGTAGGCTGTGTCGTGCTTGTTATACTAATAGGTTGTTTAACATAGGCTAAAGTAATAGAAAAATTAGCGTTTGGAGTAGGTGATACTACCCAAAATTCAGCATCCCAATTACCATAATACTTAGGAATTCCAGAAGCTGTGTTGGGAGTACTATAATATTCAGCCATAAAACTTGTATCTTTTTTTTCTAAAAAAGTTTGATTACCTGCTGAATCGGTTAATTGTGCATATCTAATAAATCTTAAATCAGTTGGAATAGTTACATATCTATTTCCACTAACTAAAGCAGATGTTGCATAAAATCTATTATCATCAGAATCTGCATCTCTGTAAATTCTATTTTCTGCATTTTTAATTATTGTATTTAATAAAGTATTAGATAAAACTGAATCATCTACTTCTGTGTAGTTTCTAATATCATCTTGTAAATTTGCTAAAGTGTAAGCCATTATGGTGTTAGAGTAACTGGTCCTGCAGTTACAAACATTCCTCCTGAATTTTCCGTTACAGTTGCATTACTTCCACAATCAAAACTGTAACTATTTGTATCAATAACTGTTATACTAAATCCTGAACTATTTTCAAATAAAGAATACACCAGGCCTCCTGGGCTTCCATCTACATTTCTAAAAACAACAGTATCACTTGTTGCTCTTCCATGAGCAGGTTCTGTGACTGTTACAGTAGAAGAACCTGAAGTTAAACTTAAAGGATTTCCAGGTAATAAATTTTCTGTTGCAGGTTCAACTCTTGCAGGTCTTGCATTCATTAAACCTTGAGGGTCACCTGTAAATCTTGTTGGTTGAATTTGTGGTTGCTTTGGTTCAAATTCTGAATTGTGAACAAAACTACCATTCCATTCAGTTACCATTTCTCTATATGGAAATGCTAAACCTGATCTATCAGATATTGCCTGCGCATATTTTCCTCTAGATAATTTTGCCATTAGGTTCCTGGATAATAAGTTTTAGGAGTAATAAAAGAACTCGATGAAGATCCATCTTCAGTTAATGCTCTGTTTAATTCATCCTCATATAACATTTTTAACATTTGAATTCTATCGGGTGCATATTTTACCGCTAAGTAATATGCAAGACCTGCAATCATACATGGTACAAATCTGTAAGGTACGTCTGCATCATTAGTATAGTCTCCGGCATCTTGAATTCTTTTTACGTAATAATAATTAAAAAATTTACCAGCTTGATCAGTTCCTGGTGTTAAATATAAAGTAACTGTTATCTTATCAATAAACCTTTGTACAAAATATTGTGTAGGTTGACCTGTAGAAGTTTTATTTGATAATGCTTGATAAGTTGATCTACTAATTTTACTAAGAGGTGTATCTACATTAGAATCATTTCTAAAACTTGCTTCCAAAACATCATCCACACCATAAACAGCTGTTGCATCTGATGTACCATCAGCTGTTGATCTAAACATTGTATATGTTGCTTGATTATTAACTAATGTAATTGAGTTGTTTGCAACTTCCCAATAGTGCAAACCTCTATTGCCCCATTCTTGAAACATTATATTTAAAGAACGTCTTGCACTTTTTAATTGATATCCTGAAACTCCTTCAATACCAATTCTTTCATAAGACTCTTCTACTATATCAGAAATAGAAAAACCTTTTTCAAAAATTGTAGTTCCAGAGGTAGTGTTAGCCATTTAGCCTCCTAGCCAGTATATCCGATAGTAACAGATCCTGTTCCAGTTACATCTGCATAGATAGTATTTTGAAATCTAATTCCGTTTCCAGGTACATAAAGATCTAATCCTTCACTTCCAAAAGTAGATTCAAATACTATTCCTCCAGATGCAGTCGATGCATCATAAAGTTTTATATTTGTAACTCCTGTAGCTTGAATGTATGTAACTCTAGCAGGACCAATATTAGTAGATCCTCCTGAAGCAGTTTTTACCTGTCCGTCAGCTGTAAGTGTTGTAAATTTTTGGTCTGATGACATATTGTTTTCTCCTTAATTAATTTTATGTGGGCCCGGAGGCCCACACTAATTATTTATTACTGTGTGTCTGAACTAGAATCAATTCCTAAAATTTTAAGAACGATTACAGTATCTCCACCCGGATCTCCAGAAACAACTAATTCAACTTCGTCTCCAGCTAAACCGGCTACACCTGGTGCAAAACCAGACATACCAAGTACACCATTGCATCCTAAGAAACCTTTCCAACCAGTTGTATTAAGAGCTAAAGCAGCTCCATCAACATAACCATCTGTATCAGCATCTGTTCCAACATCAACTAAGTTAACTGCATTAACCGCTGCAGTAGTTACAGTGACTCCAATTCCTAATGGAATAAAATTTGTAGGTATCTGGATAGATGTTTCTTTTCCAGTAGTCGCTCCATTTGCAACTGTAATAGTTGCAGTGAATTCTTTTAGACTCATTGTAGACGTAACCGCACCTGTAGTTGCGCTTTTATCAATTATTTCAAAACCGTTTTCTGATCGTACCGGTCCTGTAAATGTAGTATTTGCCATATTAATATCCTCCTAGATATTTTAAATGTAGTCCCTAGGGTTGTCGACTATACGCGTCTACATTTAACAATTATTATTATGTATAGTGAGTAATTTGTATACTACTTTTGAATAGAGTGCAAGAGATCCTACAGTGTGGAGTGGAATTTTTCCAACGATGTAGCTTTTGATTAAGTAGCTACTGAAACTTCAGGAGCAGAACCTTCAATACTGTTCTTTAAGTGAGCAATTCTAGCTTCTTCAAGCTTGATATCTGTAATGATTTGTTTGACTTTATCGTCAATTCTAACCATCTCAAGAGTATATCTATCGTTAGAGAGATGCTCCTGTTCCCACTTCAACTCCAAGGACCTTTTTGCTTTGTATAGGTCTTGTATCATCTATAACCTCCTCATAGGTTATTCTGTATTTATCAGAAGCAAATACTTTAGCTCCGATATGTTCCCATTTTATAACATTTTCTCCTAGTTTGTCAACTATGGCTTGTTCAAGGGAAATTGCATTATCCTCAGATAACACTTCAAATTTTGCGTAATGATCGTAAGCATTTATTGTGATGGTAAATTTTTTCATGAAATTCCTTTCTACTTTCATAATGAGGCGGAACTGTGTCCGCCTCAAAATTTTTAATTATTATGCACCTGGTGATGCAAAAATACCTCTATAGTCAGATACACCAAATGAGTATCTTTCTCTAGCTTTGTATCTTACGTTACCAGTATCGAAGTCACCTTCCATTGCAGTTTTAATTGCTGCTCTGTCAAAGTACTTCATACCATTAGGTACATCAGTGATAATGTAGAATGCATCTGGATCAGTTAAGAAATTGTTCACTCTATAACCTTGAGGAACCATTCCCATTGATGCGATTGCATTGATATCATTATCAGCAGTACCAACTCTACCTTGAGTCTTCATAAGTCTCTCAGCAGTGAACTGAAGTTCAGAAGGGATAATCATTTTAACACCTCTTGCAGCAATTTTTAGACCTCTTTCGTCTGTCATTGCAGCAATGTCAATTAATGATTGCTCTAGTGAAGTTTCGTTCAAGTCGGAAGCCGTTGCTAATGTGTTTGATACAGTTCCACTTACAGTTGGGTGGTTAGTTGCAAATAATGCAGAACCATCACCTGAAGTGAATGTACCGAAACCATTAATCAATGGGTTTACCGCTTTAACTTGTTTAGTGTTCGCCATAGATCTAGCTAATGCTTTTGTATATCTACTAGCAAGTCTGTCATACAAGTTATCCTCAATAGCTTCTTCAGTAATTGCAAAAGCAAGAGCCACAGTTTCATGTGTGTATCTTGCAGTGAAAGTTTCTTGAGCATTGTCAAAAACAACTCCACTTCCTTCTGCTTTAGTCTGAGCTTGAGCAAAACCTGATAACATAACTTCTTCTTCAAACGCTCTGTCTGAAGATTCTGTAGCATATATTTCAGCGTGCTGATTCTCGTAACGTTTATATTCAAGTCCAAATAGTGCATTTAGACCTGGTTCTAGTTCTTTAACTAGTTGTCCTCTACTTATGGCCATTATATACCTACCGTTCCTTTTAAGAAATGCTCGTTAATCATAACAACTAGATTAACATTAGCAGATCCTGCTGTGTCATTACTAGGATCTTTTGAAATCCCCATAATTCTTAATTGTGCTGTAGCTGTCTTCTGATCAGAAAAATCTAATTCAACTTTAGATACATAATCTGGTGAAGATCCTGCTGCATACACAATGTCAGCGTTTAGACCAACGTCTGCTGCTGCAGTTGCGCCGTCTGATTGTATTTCAAACCTTTCGTAAGGGTCGTCAGAAACGAATCCTACGATATCTGTTGCAGTATTACTTGCATTCAGATGGTTTGCCCATGTTGGTTTGCTTGTTGAAGCATCAGTATAAAAGACACCATTAAGTGATCCTAATAAAGTATCTGTTGCTGCTGCTACAGTAATTGTACCAGTGGCTGCCATTTCGACAGGATCCCACTGATAGATAGCTGTTGCATTTGCTGCGATACTATACTCGGATAAACCTTGGTTGTCTCTATTCTGGCCAACTTTTCCTATTGCTTTCAAACCGAAAGCTGCGTCTTGGTTTGCCATTATATTTTCTCCTTTTGTGAGCTACCCTTGCGGGCCTCCACTCACGGGTTTATTTTATTCGTTGGGTAGGAATCGTTAAAAAATTAACTTTTCTTTGAACCACCGAAGGTTACACGTGTCTGTCGATCAATATTGATCGGCATACTTGGGTGCTGTTCCTTCATAAGATCGTTGTCTACTGCTTCAACGTTGTCCTGACCTTGTTTAACATAATAGTCAGTTCGTTGTTCTGCAATCTCTTCCGGTACCCTAGCCAGCACTAGGCCTCCTACTCCGATTACCCCTTTGTATTTTCCATCATCCACAATTGGAAAGTCTGAGTCTGGATATTCATCAGCTCTTACAAGCTCGTATCCGGATCTAATTCTTCCAGCGACGTTTTTAGTGTCTTGGAATCCCATAGATTCTACTCTGATCCATCTGTGTTTAAAACCTGTTGGTGCAGGGGGTGCATCTAAAGATGAAGGTGGAGTCCAAACTTTTTTCTTAGCTTCTTTTTCTCTTGTCTGACTCGCACGGGATGCTCTTTTTTCATTATTATTTTCCATATGCTTATGCCTCCTTCGTGATTTTTAATTGTTTCGCATATTCTTCTAGTGGCACACCTAATTTTTTAGCGATTGCTACCTGTGATGATGTGAGTCTCACAGTCTTGCGACCAGTATTTGTACTTCGCTTCGCACTAGCTACTGTTTGTACGGGTTTGGTCGTTTCCCCTTTATCTGATGTATTTGTATCAAATTTGTGGGGGAATTCAAGTCTTATTCTTTTATCTATTTCAGAATAATACTCATCAGATTGAGGATCATAACCCTCTTGCTCTGTAAGTTTCTTATGTAGATCAAAAGCAGTATAAGTCATAGCATTATCTTGACCGAACCAAGCATTTCTAGATGCCCATGTTTCAGCCTTAGGATCTGGTGTTCCTTGTGCTGCTTGTTGTCTATTTAAGTTTATATTTGGAGTTTTAACCTCCTCAGCTTTTCTAGCTTTATACTGTTCTTGAGCAACTATTGTTTCTTTAAGTTTAGCATTCTTATAACTTAACTCAGAAATTGCAGTTTGAGCTTCTACTTCAGCATTAATATCTCCTGCTTCTCTAGCAGCAGCAAGTTTTGCTTTAGCAGCTTGAAGACCATTTACAACACTCTCTTCAGCATTTTTAAAAAACTCAGGTTCAAACTTTGAGATTTTTGCTTCAGCAGCTTCTTTTGCTTTTATTTGTGATTGAGCATAAGTTAACGCTTCATCTTTTTGTCTCTCTGCTTCTCTCCATTTATGAGTAAGTTTAGCTATTCTTCTTTGTACTCCATCGGAATACTTTTCTAATTCTTGTTCTTTATCGTCCTGTGCAGGCTCTTCTTTCTTTTCTTCTTCTAATTTAACTTCACGTTCATTTTCGTAAGTTTTATCTTCGCCTTCTTTTTCTTCTACAACAGGTCTTACTGTTGGTTCTTCTTTTACTTCTGGTTGTTCAATTTCTGCTGAATTATTTTCTTCAGGAATATCAACATCCATTTCTGGACCAGATGTATCTATATCGACTTTATTATCTATTGGCATAGTTTATCTCCTTCTATGATTAATATTGATGAAGTATATCTTCAGGGTCTTCAATGGTTGCTAAAACTTCATCGTCATTTAGCATTCTTATTTCCCCACCATCTATGTTCATTCTTGAACCGGCATATCTTGCAAAGATAACCCAATCACCTTTTTTACACCAAGGTCCTTCAGGAAATTTATCTTTGTCATAACAATGTGGCCCCATAGCAAGAACTAAACCACAAGTAGATCCTACTTGTTGTTTTTCTAAAGTATCTTGTCCAATGATTAATCCACCTTTAGTTTTCTCCTTCATTTTAAAAGGAAGAACAACTAATCTCCATCCGGTTGGTTTAGGTAATTTATTTGATTCTTTTGTTTTTAGACGTTCGTAACCATCTTCTTCTTTTTTAGCGTCTTCTTCGTATTTATTTAATAGTGCCGATTTAACTTTCGGTTCTTCCGAAGTCGATGACGTTTTCTCTTTCAGTATCATTTTTTTGCTCCTTAGGTTCTAGCAGGTTAGAGATTTCCTGTGATATTTTTAAATAGGCATGTGCCTGTCCCATCATATACTTGTATTTTTCCATATTGTCAATACCGCCACCAATCATGGTATCTGCAATATCTTCATACGATTGTTTTAGATGTTTTTGTAGTTTATGTATTATTATTGTTTCTTCTTGTTGCATGTTTCTTTCTCCTTTTTTTATGTAATAAATTAACTCTTGAATGCCAACACCATTCTGTAAGTTTGATAGCGTATGTTTCTATTTTAGAAAACATATTATCTAATCCACCAAAAAAACTCAATAGCAATCTGTCTAACATTTCCAACGTCTTCTTGCTTGTCTTATTCTTGAATTAGGATCGTTTCTAGTTTTAGCTGATGAGTTTCTAAGTTGTCCAGCTGATCTTGCACAATATGATTTTCTACGTTTTGCAGCAGCTGAACCTTTTTTAACTTTACCTGTTACGGCTGTTTTTAATTTTGATCCAGGATTAGCAGCTCTATAAGCAGCTACTCCTTTAGCTGTCATTCCAGCACCTGATTTTGTTTTTCGATAATTAGCACCCTTACCTGTAGTAGTTTTTCTAATAGGGTTTTCTTTTTTTCTCATTAGATTTTTTGCATCTCTGGATTAGTTGATAACATATTTTTTTCTGCTCTAGGTCTAGCTATTGAATCTTTACTTCTTTTTCTAAGTTGAGCAATAGCAGATTCTTTTAATTGCTTTTGTCTTCTTAATTCTTTTAAATCTTTTTCTAAATTCATTATACAAATGTTTTTACGTTTTTTGGTTTACCACCTGGATTACCCGCTGCTCTTTTTCGTTTGACAGCACTCGCCTTTTGCCCTTTTGACATCCGTGTGGCTTTTGCAAGTGGGACGCATTTTGGATATTTCCTCTTTGAGCCTTTGCTTCTCCCGCAAGGTTGATACTTCCCGTTCTTCTTCGGTGCTCCAATGTCTACCCATTTTTCCGATACCCATTTTCTCAAACCACCTTCTGAATAGTAAGCTCGCATTATTTTCTTTTTTTAGGTTTTTTCTTTTTTTTTCCACCCGGTGTAACTTTACCTGAACATACAGCTGAACCGTACATGTTAGCATATGCTGAAGGATATACTTTAAACTTTCTTTTAGCGGCTGCTTTGCCTTTTGCACAAAGCTTTGCCATTACGTTCTGACCATTTTAGCCATAGGTGATTTTTCACCTGGCTTCTTTTTCTTTTTAGCCATTAAAATTTTTTTCTTTAATGCTTCTGGTAAATTTTTTTGTTTACCAACTAAAGTAGGACCACCTTTATTATAAAAATTTCTCATTATTTTTTTCCTCCGTTATTCCTAAATATTTGTGTACCCTTTATACCATAGATGCTCGCCACGACAAGTATCCATAAATTTGTAAACCACGATGGGAGCTGCGAGAACATATCAAAAAACAATTTTACCTTATCCATCGCTGTTGGATCTTCACTTACGACTGCCCAGGCCAAAATTGCTATGGGCAAACTTAAAATTATCAAAACTGCCTCGTCCTTCCAGTCCGACTGTCTAGCTTCTAAAAGTTTTCCCTGGTAAGCTTCCTTGCCTTCAGCCATACGAGATGCATGCATTAATTGTGCATCTGACATAGCCATCTTAGTTCTCTGCTTATTAGCGTAAATTTTACTACCAGCAGAAACGGCTAATTTAATTGCCGATAACCACATTTAGATCCACCTAGCAGTCTTAGATTTATTTTTCAACATTCTTTTAGTTCCTCTTACTTGAACTTCTTCGCCTTTAGCGATGTAATTGAAAGAACCATCAGCTGTTGTTTTAGATCTAGGGTCAATTTCAAGATTCATCTTGTCTTCAGATGGAATATCTACAATTTTACCACAAATATCATTATATTTTTTCATTTTGTCTCCTTATTTATTTATTTTAACTTGTTTTTTAGTTTTTGTCACTAACCTTTACGCATGATTTCTATATTTGGCATCATTGAATCGGAACTAGGTAGTGTTTTACCTAAAATTGTCTTTTCAATTGATGTATCAGCTCTTAGATTTGCTAATTCTTCGTTTTGTTTAAGTTTTTCACTTTGATTAACTTGGTTCATCATGGTTTTCATCTTATCCAAGTCCATTCTGTCCTCAGATTCTTTTTCTTTTCGAGCATTTTCTTGTGCTCTAAGGTCTAACTCTCTTGCTCTTAGTTTTGCAATAGGGTCATTGTCAAATTGTGAAGTAATTTTTTGTTCTTCCTTCATAAATTCTTCCATCATGTCTGCAACTAGTTGAGCTTTTCTACCTTCAATCTTTTGTGTCATCTGTTGCATTTGCATTTGCATCTGTTGAGCCATTTGTGGGTTCTGTTGTGCCTGCATTTGCATTTGTTGTAGCTGTTGCATCTCATCTCTAAACTCTAGTTCAACTTGTTCTTGCGCCATGAGACTAATATGTTCAAAAATATTTTTCTCAAGGCTTGCCATAACCATTGGATTATTTCTAGCCATGTTAGTTGCCATAAAATTTAAGTGTGCAGTCATATGTGATCTATGATCTTGACCAGGGAAAGCTTGAAACTGTGCTCCACCTAAAGCGTCAATGTGTTCTAACGCTGGATCTTTAGGTGTAGGTTGCATTGGTTTATTTAATACTTGATCAATATCTTTTACACCTAATGCTTCATACATATTTCTATATGCATTATACAAATTGTGCATTTGTGGATTTGATTGTGCCAGTTGGAGTTCCGTCTGCGCGAGGGAAATACGCTGTGTTTGAGAAAAAATGTTAGGGTCAGCAACTGGCAATATATCTACTCGATCATCAAAGTCTTGTTGTTTAATAACTCTTTGACCCCCAACTACATCGTACGGATATTCTTGTGGTAGATATAACTTGAATACTCTAGCCATGATTCTAAATTCATTTTTTAAAGCTGAGTAAATTCTTTTGTGAATCGCAGACATAGTTCTAGAACCACGCTCTAATAAAGCGACCGTTGTTCCCACTGCTGCTTGTTGATTTCCATCACCAACTTGTAGATCTGCAATTGAAGCAAATCTTTGACCAGCGTTTACTACAACACCCATTAAACTTAACAAAGTCTGTGATGGTTCTTTAAATGGTAACATCATAAATGAATCTCTTAAATTTCCTCCAGGTGCATCTACATCTCTAAATTCACCCGGTTGAATTGATTGTGCATCATCTCTAATTCTAATACCACGTTGTTTAAAACCTGCTGGTAAGTTAGATAAAGTTCCTGCATCTAACAACTGTCTAAGTGCACTTGTTGCAGTACGTGATAATCCACCAATCATATGAATTAAACCAAAACCATAAAAACCTAATCCTGGTAAAAATTTAAAGTGTACAAAATATTGTATCTTAGATTTTTTAGGATCACCTACTTCATAGTTTCTTTTAATAGATAAAATTTCTCTTGATCCTTCTTCTACTGTTACGATGTAAGGTATTTTAATTCCTGAGGGCTCACCAGTCTCTGGATCAGAATCTTCAAAACCTTCTAAGTCTAAATCCACATGACATTCTAATAATGTATATACGTCTTCGTCTTGAGTTTTAGATGTACCTTCTAACTCTCTTTCTTTTTTTACGATATCAGAGTCTGTACTATCTGGTTTAGCTAAATCTATATCTCTATAGAATCCTGCTACTTGTTGTTTTCTTAAATCGTTTTCTGAAACTTTTATTCGATGAATAATTGCTTCCGCATCATCTAATGAGGTAGCTGTGTACGGAACAATTAAATCATCTGCTGGAACAAATTTTGATACTGCTCTTTGTTCCATATCATCATAGTAGACTTTTTTAAAAGCAGAACCTGCGAGTGGCAAATTAAATAACATTTGATCAAACTCTGGTTCATACTCTTTCATCTTCTCCATAATTTCGTAATTCATAAAATCTTTAACACGTTGCGCTTGTTGAGATTTTTCTGGTGTAGCTAAACCCATTACTTGAGTTCTAACCGGACCATTTGCTGGTAATAATTCTTTATAAGCTAATGCTTGAAATTGAGTGACTGCTTCAGCAAGTACAGGGTGAGTTGCACCACTTGCTCCTTGAAAAGGTTCTGTTCTGTTATTGTATTTAAAACCTAATAGATCTAGACCTTGAATATAAGCTTGCTCCCATTCTTTTCTTGATGAAGTATAATCCATATACTTACCATTTAAGTCTGATCCTAATCTACCTAACACATCATCAGGTAAAAATTCTGCAAGGTTTGCATAATGCTCGTCACCACCTTCTGGTGATGCAGCTTGTGGATCTAAATCAATATCAACTGATCCATCTTCATTTTCTTGAATGTCAACAGCTTCAGGAGATCCTTCTTCCTGTTCAACTTCTTCTAATGCTAGTTCTTTTATTTCCTCTTCACCAGGAACTTCAAATTCTTTTCTGACCTCGTTTGGAAGTGCTTTGTCTATATCCGCCATTTATTTTTTCTCCAGATTGTTTGACTGTTTTAACAGTATTATAGTTAATATTCAAGCCCTGAGGCGTGGGTCCGGCTTCAGGGGGTAATAAGTGTTTCTTAGGGTATTTATTTGTCATCTATAAACTTCATTCCTTCTTCAATTACATCTTCAGGAACTCCTTGCGCTTCGTCAACAACTTCTCCTACATATTCTCTATC